GGTCCTTTGGGTTATTCTAACTTAAATGATTGTTTGTCGCTGTGTGCCGGAGTACCTCCAACGCCTCAACCAACTCCAACTCCATCATCCACACCACCACCATTTGGTCTGAGAAGTTGTTCAGTTATTTATTTGAGTGATGAAAATAGTGGAACTGAAAGTAATATCTATCTATATGATGTGTTAACTAACACAAGTACGTTATTACAATTCAGTGATGTTATTGCAGGATATCGCGATATTGCTCACACAAATAATAAAGTTTGGATTCAACAAGATAATGAATTAAGAGAATGGGATATCATATCACTTCCTTTTGTATCGACATATGTTGGTAAGGTAGCATTACCTGGTAATTTAACATTAAGTGATGGTTTAGTGGCTAAAGATGATAATACTTTAATTGGTGTTACAACGTCACCTCAAACTGTGGTGGAAATTTCAGTAAGTAGAGGAGTTGTTAATTCATTTACTAATTTATTCTTAATTCCATCAGGTAGGGAAATATCTGGTGATATAACTTTAACATCACAAGGTAATTTGATTATAACGTATGTTAACACATCAACAAATCAATCGTGGATTACTGAACACGAATATCAAACAGGTACACTGGGTGATATTGATTTTGATTTTGAACTTTCCCCAACCATAACTCAACCTGAGGGAGTTTTCCAAGTTGGCGGAGTAACTTACATTGTTGATAAGTCAAATGGTCAAGTTTACACTCTTACCAACATATTGACCACACCTACTTTAACTGCGGTAAGTAGTATTGGTGTTGATATTGACGGGGTTTCTCAATTACCAAGTTGTATGAATAATTTAAGGACAGTTAATCTTTATGTATTTAGAAAATGTCCAAGTACAAATTACTATGTAGTACAAACGGAACCTTCAATTACTACCACACCTAATAGAGTTATTTATGATGTTGCAAACAATGAATGTTGGGAGTTCTTGTACACGACTATAACTACTCCGTCTTTCCAACCTACCGATAATGTACTTAATTGGACCGGTAATTATTTCCAATCTGTACTATCGGCAGTTTACACCACATGCACATCGTGCATAAACACAAATATAAATCCACCACCACCTCCACCACCTGTGGGTGGAAGAAATACAATTTTCTTACACATTGAATAATTTATTAAATTATGGATTCTGAAAAAATTAAAAAAAAAATTAAGGAGATTTTTAACTCGAACGAAAAAATAAACGGAGTTTCATTCGGGTATAAAAAAACTAATGGGGTTAGAACCGGCGAAATAGGTTTCATAATTTCGTTCAAAGAAAAAAAACAAATTAATGAGTTACAACCTAATGAAATTATACCATCCAGTTTTTGGGTAGATGGAGTTGAGTATACCACAGATGTGGTAGAGATAGAGTCTAATGAGTTTTTAGCGTGTCCATCTCAGTGTGGTGTTTTTTCCCCGTATCCTAATCAATTTAGGCAAAGACCTATAATGGGTGGTCTAAGTATAGGTTCGGATTACCCATCAGGATTGGGTTCCGGAACAATGGGGTTTATTGCGGTTGACAATGTTAGTAACTGTTTAGTTGGTGTAACTAACAGTCACGTTGTTGTGGGGATTGATTATAGGAAATATTACACTTCTATTTGGTCAAATAATAGTCAACAAGTCAATGGATATTCAGACGGAGCCGCTTATCAACCAGGACTTTATCCTGCGGACAATTACAACCAATCAACAGATGGTGTCGGTCGTTTAATAAGATATGTTCCTCAATTACAACCTCCAGCGTATAATAAAGTAGATGGTGCTCTTATCTCATTGAGTGGCTCAGCATTAGATTATAGTGAATCTTTCAAACAATTTGGTTTAAGTTATAACCTACCTATGGAATTCGCCACAACCGCCGAAATAAATTCCTTGGTATCAACTCACGGTAGTGGAGGTGTTTATTCAAGTGGTAGAACTACAGGTCCTAAAGGTCCAGGTCCTTGTGAGTTAAAAATAAATTCAATTTTTGGTATTGTGAATTTTGGGGACGCTATTTTTGAAGATACCATAGAATATGAAAGATTAAATCCTGATTGTAATAGACCTGTAATGGGGGGTGACTCGGGGTCAGCTTTAATTGCTGATTTTGGGGGAACATGGAAGATAATAGGGTTAGTGTACATGGGAAGAAGTTCAGGTGGCGTTTTTATTGAGGGTGGAGCCTGTAGAATTGATGATGTTGCCGAGTTAATGGATATAAGAGCTTGGGACGGGGGACCAAATCCTGTTGTAAGTAAGGTTGAGTTTGTGACCGTTCCAGGTGGTAATAATAATGATATGATAACTTGTAATGGAAAAGAATATTGGCAAATTGGTATGACTGCCACTAACAGTCAGTGTACTTAGAACAAATAGATGACTAATGTTGAAATAACCCAAATAACGGGATGTACTCCCCCTTATGAAATATACGTTTGTGACGTGTATGGAAATCAGTGCGTTTGGATGGCCGACATTTTGTCACCAATACCTCCTCCAATTGTATTTACATTACCGTCACCATTCGATAATGCCCCTGCGGTTGGTATTTTGGTTGTTTCTTTATTAACCGGTTGTGAGGATTTTGAAATTTACACTTGTATTCCTGAACCTAGTCAGACTCCTACCACAACTCCAACAATAACTCAGACATCAACTGTCACTCCAACTGAAACTAGAACTTCGACCCCCACAAAAACTCCAACTAAAACCGTAACCCCAACTATCACTCCAACTACGACCATTACCCCAACCAATACTCCAACTAAAACAGTCACTCCAACGCGAACTAGTACTAGAACAGTCACTCCGACAAACACATCAACTCCGACAAACACATCAACAAGTACTCCAACGCCAGCGATTAGTCCATCTCCAACTACCACTGTAACTCCAACTAAGACAACAACTAAAACACCAACAACCACGAAGACTCAAACACCAACAACTACATCAACTCCAACTATAACTCCAACTATAACTCCAACTACAACTATAACTCCAACTATAACTCCAACTACAACACAAACACCAACTAACACTAAGACTCCAACCCCAACTAAAACATCAACCAAAACTCCAACTAACACTATTACACCGACTAAAACACCAACTAAAACAATTACACCAACGATTACTCCGACGCCAGGAATAACATCAACCCCAACTTCCACAACTACAACAACTCCAACCAAAACTCCAACCAAAACTGAAACTCCAACCAAAACTCCAACCAAAACTCCAACTAACACTTCAACGACCACTCAAACTCCAACTATTACACCTACGAAAACTTCAACACAAACACCAACAACAACCATAACTCCAACTATAACATCCACATCAACCCAAACTCCTACTAAAACATCAACCCAAACTCCTACTAAAACATCAACCCAAACTCCTACTAAAACATCAACCCAAACTCCTACAATCACCTCTACGATAACCCCAACAAAAACATCAACCCAAACTCCTACNNCAACCATCACACCAACAAGAACTCAGACATCTACACCTGATTTTTGTAGATGTTTTTCCGTTAGAGTTCAGATTCCATCAGTTTCTTGTAGTTTAGTTTGGACTGATTGCTCAGGTGTACAACAAATTAGTGGAACAACTTCACTACCCACTAGTGTTTTTTATCTTTGTGTTCAAAATAATCAAATATCCACTACAGGTATTTGTGTTGCCGGCGCTTTACAATTCACACAAGGTGGTAATTGTACAACATCCACAGATTGTATACCATCTCCAACACCCACAAGGACTCAGACTAAAACACCAACTCAAACTACTACACAAACTCCCACACCAACACAATTACCAAGTATTACTGAATGTTCAGTGATATTAAATACAACATCAAGTGCTTATACATACGATGTTGACTCATCAGTTCTAACACCAATTAATATTCCAAATATATTATCTTCCGCAGATATTGCTAACTACTGGGACGGAACGTCAGGTTTTATTTGGATGTATGATAACATATTAGATGTGATAAGACAATGGACTATAACTAGTTTATCTCCATTTACTCTCGCACCTGGTTACACTGACATAAGTTACGACCCATCTATCACAGGATTAGGAAATGGTTTAGGATGTGTTGATTCCACAACTTTGATTTCATCAACCACTTCTAACCCTTCAAGTATTATTGAAATTGACATTTCCACAAATCCATTTACTTACACCACTTTATTAACTTTACCTCCAGGTTATATTATCGCCGGAGATTTATTGGTTACAACTACAGGACAAATAATTTACACCGTTAGAAAATTGAGCCCTCCATTACCTCCACCTCCACAATCATTTATTTATCAATACGACTACCCATCAATGACCAATGAGATTGTAATTGAAGTCACTTCAACAGTACCAAATCCTTTAGGTATTTTCCAAGACGGCGGTAACATTTATTTAGCATCATCAACAGGGGGAATTTACCAAGTTGATAGTTATCCTCCTTATAATTTGACATTGGTTGACTCACTTTCATTAACTTTGGCAGGTGCGTCACAATCTCCTCAATGTATAACAACCGCATTTACTGAAAGTTCGCCAGTATCTTTTAGATTTGATGGAGCTAATGGTATAAACGCGTCTGATTCATGTTTAGAGTGGTCAAACCCTGTAAATAGATATGATGTATATGCAACTCCTAACAGTCCTATTAGTGCTGGTACTTCATACTTTTACTCAGATTCAACATTAACCACTCCTTTATCTAATGGTTTGTGGGTATCTGATGGTGTGAAATCATACGAAATTGGTTTATTAGGTGTTGTTACAATTATTTCCGTTTGTGAAAGCCCAACCCAAACCCCAACAAATACTAACACTCCAACTATAACTCAAACACAAACCGTTACTAATACACAGACTATTACTCAAACAAAAACACCAACTCAAACTACAACACAAACTACAACTAACACTAAAACACCCACACCAACTATAACTTTAACTACGACTCCTTCAATAACACCAACCACAACTTCTACAACAACTCCAACTAAAACTATAACACCTACTATTACGACAACTCAAACTGTAACGATTACACCATCATCAACAAGTTACCCACCTGAAAAAGCGTTTTTTAGTGGATGTTGCAAAGAAGATAGTACTATATTAATATATGATGTACCATTTTCAGTATTTTCAGGATTAGTAGATAACACAGTTTACTTCATAAATAACTCTAGTTTTTCTGGTTGTGCAACATTCTCAACTTCATTGTCAAGTTCTATTAATAATTACACGTATAATCCTTTAACCATTTTTTCAGCACAAACAAATTGTGTTGATTGTTCAAATAATTCTTCGGTATTTTGCCCATCACCAACTCCAACATCAACAATTACCCCAACAATTACCCCAACTTTAACTATAACCCCTACTATAACCCCCACAAACACTCAAACTCCAACTAATACCCAAACATCAACCCAAACCCAAACTAAAACTCAAACACCAAGCATTACGTTAACTAAAACTCCAACAGTTACACAAACTCCGGCCTATTGTATTGAAAATTGTGAAATTCTATATACTAATTCAGTTAACGTCACCTATTTATACAAATTCGCAACTGACCAAAGTTTGTTATTATCTACAAGTCCAGGATTTACAGTTGGTGGTTTGGCTCACACATCTACCAAACTTTGGATGTTAAGAACTAATACAACATCAATAAGAGAATTTGATTTAACTTTATGTCCTTATTCATTAACTTTTAGCGAGGACTTAATAGCTCCATTCAGTTTAGGACCTGGTTTATTTGCAATTGATAATAATACTTTAATTATTACAAGAAACTATACCGACCAAACCGGTGACGTTGTTCATCAATTAAATATCTCGGTCGTTCCCGCAATCGCAACGACTAAATTTTCTTTAGGTTTTGAGAGAAAAGTGTTAGATATGGTATTAACAACTACTAATAAATTATTAGTCACTAGTTTTAATATTAATAATATTTCTTTAAATTATTTGGCACAATGGAATTATTCCACAAACGTAAAGGAGTTAGAAATATCCTTACCTTTCGTTTGTGCGGGAGTATTCCAATATAATAATGAATTATACTTAGTTACACAAAGTGGTGGTAACTACTATAGAATAGATTTAACGTCACCATATAATTTGACTTTTGTTCAAAATTTAGCTTTTTCTACTAATGATTTGTCACAAATATATGGTTGTATAACATTGGAATTTGACATATCCAGTCCTACTCCAACATCAACTATAACTCCAACAATAACACCAACAATTACCCAAACCGTTACAAACACTCCTACAATAACTTCAAGTCAACTACCTAGTATTTCAGAATGTTCAGTTATTCTTAATTCTCCTGTAAGCGCGTATACATATACTGTAGGTTCATCTTCATTAACGCCTATTAATATACCAAACATACTTTCGTCGCCGGATATCGCCCATTATTGGGATGGTCTTACGGGTTATATTTGGATGTATAGTAACTCGTTGGGTGTGATAAGACAATGGGTCATTTTGTCTATATCCCCTTTTGTTTTAGACCCAAGTTATGTAGATATAAGTTATGATGGGACAATCACAGGGTTAGGTAATGGGTTAGGGTGTATTAATTCGGCGACTTTAGTCTCTTCAACAGCGACTAATCCATCTGTCATAATTGAAATTGATATTTCAACAAATCCATTTACCTATACTATAATCCATACACTACCTACTGGTTTTATAATAGCGGGTGATTTATTGATTACCACTAATAATAAAATAATTTACGCCGCTAGAGATTTTTCATCGGTCCCGTTTCAATCTTACATATATCAATATGATTACCCATCAATGATTAATGAGGTTGAGATTAATGTAACGTCAACCATACCAAATCCATTAGGTTTATTCCAAGAATCAGGAAATATTTACGTGGTCTCACCTACAGGTCAAATATACCAAATAGACTTAGTCTATCCTTACAGTTTAACTTTAATCGATAGTGTTTCATCAACTTTAGCCGGTGCTTCTCAATCACCACAATGCGTGACATCTGAATTAACATATTATGAACCTGAAAAATTAACATTTGAAAGTTGTTGTGATGGTAGTATTTTATATGTTTATGATATACCATTTGCCACCGCATCTACAATTAACTTAGGTCAAATTTATTACTTACAAACCGTTGATTATTCAGGTTGTTATACTCATATTGCGGACATTTCTCCTAACTATCTGAGTCAATTTGTTAATATATCTACTAATTACTTAACTTGTATCTCTTGTACTGATGTATATAATTGTCCAGGTACTACACCTACACCAACATCAACTGTAACATCAACAGTAACACCGACCATAACTGTAAGTCCCACACTAACAATCAGTCCAACTTTAACCTCAACAATAACACCAACACAAACTCCTAATGTTTGTTACTGTTATACCGTACAAAAGAAAAACCCATCAGCAGGTTGTAGCTTATTTTGGAGAGACTGTAGCGGTAATTTACAAATTAGTGGAACTACTTTATTACCTGAAAATGAATTCTATTTGTGTGTTCAAAATAAATCTATTGGTACTAACGGAATATGCTCCATTGATGCAGTTGAACTCTCTTTGGGGGGTATTTGTTTTTCCGATATAGACTGCCTACCCCCTACTCCAACTCCGACTATAACTTCAACAGTGACTCCAACCGTGACAAGAAATTGTGTACCGCCAGAAATAACCAATGTTACTTACAACGGAGGAAATTCATTCACAGTATCATGGTCTCCTTCAACACCATCAAATTGTAACGCAATATCGATTTCGTTATCATACGACCAAATTACATGGGGTAATGATATAGCCGGATGTGTTAGTCCAAGAACAACCAATCCTATTGATTATACAGGTCAAACAACTGTTTACTTCCGTTTAATTAAGTTCTGCCCAACAGGACCTTCACCATCATTTCCATCAACCACATATACCCTTAATGTAACCGTTACTCCAACACCTACAGTTACAAACACCCCAACGGTTACTTTAACTCCAACAAATACTATTACCCCAACACAAACACCAACTATAACCCAAACTATCGTACAAAATTCTTTTATTGGTATTTTCTCAGGTAGTAGTATAAGTCTACCATACTCTTCTTCAGGTACTTACTCAGGTACAATTGATTGGGGTGATGGGTTCGTGTCCGGTAATACATATAACAATAGAAATCATACCTACACCTCTTCAGGTCCTTGGACAATTACTATCACAGGAACAATAACCGGTTGGTCTTATTTTGGTTTAGGCTCCGCAACTCAACTAATTGAAGTAATTAAATTTGGTCCATTAAAAGGTTTAAATAACGATAACTATGGAATGTTTGGTAGTTGTTCTAATCTTGTTTTAACCGGTGTAACAGATACCTTGGATTTGGTTGGAATTACCGGAACAACATTTATGTTTTATCAGTGTACTAAAATTACCACAATTAATAATGTAAACACTTGGAATACTTCCTCATTAAAAATATTAACAGGTATGTTTTTTGGAGCAACCTTATTTAATGATAATATTGGTAACTGGAATTTATCTAATGTTAATAACATGAATGGTACATTTATCAATTGTTCATCTTTTAATAATGGTGGTAGCGCGTCTATAGGAGGGTGGAATGTTAGTGCCTGTACTAATATGTCAAGTTTATTTTCTAGTTCATCTTCGTTCAATCAAGATATTTCAACATGGAATGTCTCTAATGTAACTGGTATGAATGCAATGTTCTCAAACTGTTCGTCGTTTAACCAAAATATTGGAAGTTGGAATGTTTCCAATGTTACAGACATGGGAAATATGTTAGATAATTGTGGTATGTCTATAACTAATTACGATAATTTACTTTTAGGGTGGACAGGTCTTACTTTAAGTAACGTAGTTATATTAGGAGCCGCTGGAAGACAATACACATTTGGTGTTTCTGACTCGGCCAGAAGTTACATACAATCAACTTACGGTTGGGTGTTTGTAGGAGACTCATGTTTCGGATGTCCGTCTCCAACACCAACAAATACAAGAACCCCAACTAGAACTCCTGTCACAAGGACACCCACCAGAACCCCTACAATGACAAGAACCCCAACTAGAACTCAAACATCCACAATTACACCTACAAACACTATAACACCTACTAATTCAGAAACACCAACTCAGACTCCATTAGGTCCATAATAAAAAATCCCGTATATACGGGATTTTTAATTTATAGTATTTTTTGTTTTTTTACTTCTTATTTAAATAACTTAAAACAACAGTATAAGAATCTGACATATCAAAATTTTCTTTTTTAAGAGTGTTGTTTTGTGTATATAACCATTGTATCTGAGGTTCTCTTTTTGCGACCAAATCCCAAATTATTTGTTTTTTATCACAATCTTTAGGAAGTCCACCAAACAATACAAACTTTCCTTTGTCGTTTTTTTGAACTAACTCGGGAAATGCGGTTTTTCTAGACTCGTAAGTGGAAATATATTCAGGTACGATTCCTAAAACATCATAAACTTCTTTACTAATTAAAGTATTATATCTTAGTAAGGTTCCTATTGTATAAGCATTATTAGAATTAAGAAGTGGTTCTTCTATAACACATTTAACTATACCTAAACCTTTATATAATTCCAATTTATTTCGGAAAGAAGAAGATTTTAATAATAATTCTTCCATTTTATTTTCAGTGGAAGGTTTTGGTCTTGGTGATATATGGGTTAATTCTAGTAACTCTTTTGTATTCATATCAAAAAGAGCCCACCCTATAGTTTTGGTTGAGATGTCTAGTCCCAAAATTTTTGGACTTTCCTTTAAAGATTTTTTCATATATTAAAAATCAAATTTTATCAAAAACTGTTGTATACCCGTCCTTAAAACAGGAGACTGCATTTTTGATATAATCATAAGATTTTTGTCCTCATCGTAAAGACCAATGTCTGTAATATAGGAAGATGAACCAGGTGTCCAAGTAGGATTAGTTGTATTTTGGAAATCAGCGTTACCCAAATTAATCTTATACCTCATCTCATATATGGTAGCCTGAATATCAGTCTCTATTGAACCATAAAAATAATATTCATCTCCAAAATTCAACGTTATTCCTTGCTGTCCTATAGTTGTTAAAGATATTAAGTCAGATAAATTAAACGGAGTTGCGTTACTATAATCATCACTTGTTATTATAAACGTAGTTGATGAAAAGGCCACGGGAGGTATAAATCCATTAATTAAATAGTCCTGTAAATCATTAGTTTTATCTATAACTCTCCAACTAGAGGGGTCTGGTCTTTGGTCTCCATCAACGATTTGTGCCAATATATAGAATTGGTCCGCAATAAATCCCTGAACGTTAGAAGGTATTGTATCAGGAACATTCATACATGCAAATTCATTACCAAAATTTATTGCCACATCTTTAGCCACAGAGTCACAACTAGGATTAGGTCCTTGTATTTTGGAATAATAATTACAATGTAAAAAATTGGTAAAGGTTGTTGAATTGTACATTAAGTAGGTTATGTACATATTCTGAGTGTTCCCTGTTAATAAACCATCGTATGGTGTTGTTCCACTACCACCGCAAACATTGGGGGTCACTAAACTTAATCTAGGCGCGGGTAAAGTCCAATTTCTATTAGACTTATATGACATAGCAGCAATTATCTCTTCATCATCAATTATTATTATATGGTCATCAGGAAATACTTTACCGATTCTGCTTGGGTATCCATCTTCATTCTCGTTACCATCCCATAAATGAAAATATCTATGACCAGGTCTGTTCATGTCTTGGTTGAAATTGGATGTTAGATAGTGGGCTTGGAATAAATTGAGGGTTTCAAACCCTGGTGGGTCGACCCAAAAAGTTTGTCCACTACAACAAGTAGGTGACTTATGCCACATTAACCATGGAATATGTAGTCTAAAATTACGTCCTTCACCTGTGGTATCGGCCGGTAATGACAAATCGTGCGCTTGCATTGCAAACTTCTCACCGTAAAAATAATCTATGGTTTGATTTGTATAATGTATAATTGCAATAGCTTTCTGTTCCTCAGGTCTTACAGTAATTCTATCACCTAAAGAATTATTATAAAAAACAAAACTACTATCAGTTTGTCCTGAACTAGAAGAATATCCGTAGTATTCTTTACTACCTAAATATTCGACTGAACCAAACCCTGTGTAATCGACGTGGGTTGATGACATCAAACCCGCTGGATTTTCTGACCAAGGAATATTCATATTCCATATCTTTACATCAAATTGGTCAGTATCACATACCGATTCAAAATTTATAACATCATCTCTCCAATGTTCTCTTGGTGTTAGACTATCGTACAACTCGGTCATACCTGATGGGTAAAATAAAATTCTTCCATAGCACCCGCTGGCAAAATAACTAAAATTAGGAGTTGGTCTGTCTAGTTCAATTACGTTATTACAAAATGATACTACTTTATATGTTAAAATTGGATAACAATTTGTAAATGACATTAAACAAGGAGTCGGCTCAGGAGGAGTACAAATTAATCTAGTTGGTTCCGGCGGACAATTAGTACCTGTTGGTGTTGGTGTTGGGAGTGGTGTTTCACAAGGATACTCAGGTTGGGGTGGTGGTGTGGATGATGGGGTTGGAGTTGGGGTTGGAGATGTTGGGATTAAACAACTGCAGTTATTTGAGCCTACGCCATTATAATAAATGGTTATTACATCTCCTGATTGTGGTAATCTTAAAATGTTACTATTACAAGCGGAAAAAGAAACCTGAATTGTATTACTACCATTCAAAGTTGACATGTCCACGATATAATTTGAATTCAAAGCTATATTACCAGTTGTTAATGCACTCCAATCTAAAGTTGTTGCGGTTAAATCTGCGCTGAAAAATCCTCTCATTGCCGCAGTGTTAAATACATCATAAATTTTCGACTCCATACTTGGTATCCCGTAGGTGTTACCCTGAGAACCTCGTACATAATAAGGATATTTTATATATTGCTTATTAGGCTCACATCCAAAACTATTGTTATGGGAATTGAATCCTGGTGTCAATACCATCGTATCGAACTGATTATACGTTGACGGTAAGTTATAGGCAACTTCACAATCTCCTATTTGAAAATACGATATATTAAAGCTCCCTTGGGATAATTTTTTTCTTCCCGCGTCGGTTAATCTTGAATTTATTAGACCTGATGTATTTTTAAGTATGTAACCCATTTGTTATAAATATACTTTTTTAAGTTTTTAAGTAATCACTACTTGACAATAATTACATCCACTTATTACTGCATTTGATAAAACAAAATTTTCTATCGCCTTAGAACTATAACAATTATTAGAAATATTTTTAACTATTGTTGTTGAGGTTTCTATATTAACAGTATCTCCAGATATCATTGACACTGTGTTCCAATTTTGAGTTGATGCCGTTATATACTTTAAATTATTTTGACAACCCGCTGATAAATTTGTGGTAGAGGTAGAACTAGAACCAGTTGTTGTTACTGATTGAGTAACTGAATTTATTTTTAAAACTGAATTAGTTGTAAGTGTTGATGCGGTTTGAGATGGTGACGTATCAAAAGTATTTGTATGAGATATATCAAATACAATAGTGGTACCTGTCGGTAATGAAGGCATAACATTTACCACAGTATTATATTGTTTTATAAGTGTGGTCGGTGTTTGCGAAACAATTGACTGAGTGGTAGTTAAATATAATGTATAAACAGTCAATAATGGTGGTGAGGTTAAAATAACAGTTTTCACTGAAGTTGCACCACTTACATCTTTACCGACCACTGTGTATGTACCTCCTTTCAGACCACTAAAAATTGGGAAATTTTTAAATGTTACTCCATTATCAATTGAATATTGATAGGGTAGTGTTCCTCCTGATAAGGTACAAACTATAGACCCATTTGATTGTTGTGTTGGGTTATTCTGAGATACAATCAAATTAAGTGTCGGATTGTATGTACACAATCCTTGTGATATTACTAAATCATAAGATGAACCAGAAATAGTATAGGTTCCAAATGGACTCTCAGGTCCTTTTGTGGCCTCAGACAAGAATCCTGTTGACCCTGTCACTCCACTAGTTTCCCATTGTGTTGTCCCTGTATTGAAATATAATAACCATTCATTCCCTCCAACTCCACATGGTAATTGACCCGTCCAACTTGCTTGTCCATTAACTTCTCCATTATATGTTAATTCAAAACTATCTTCACCACATTCCGAAGGATTATCGAAAAATGCACATACGTCTCCACTATAGCAAAGTCCTTCGAAAACCCTTGTTGTAATTGTTGAATATGTTGAGCCAACCACTCCCCATCCTGTTGTAGGGGGTGATGATGGATTATAATTCAATATTTTATAGGACTGATTATAGAATCCTTGGATAAACCAATAAGGCTGTTTACTATCATTTACCCAATAAATTGAGTATGTTTCGCTATTATCAACCCAACTTGGTTTACCGTTAATTAGTCTTTGTCCATCATTAAACTGATATTGATTAGAAACCCCATCAGTTGTAATTGTAACACAAAGTTTAGGTTGCAAAACTTCAGATATTGAGAATGGAGACACCACCATAGTTGTGGTTTGGGGTCCATTAACAACACACACAGTTACTGCCGTAAAATCATAATAATAGTCAGTAGTTGTTGCTGTATATTCACCAGGTATAAGTTGGGATAGGGTGGGTCCGCTTTGTCCATTACTCCATGTTGTTAAGTAGGGAGGAGTGCCTCCTGTTATAGTTAAAGTTGCCGTTCCATTTCCAGCTTGGGTTTGTGATGGAGTTGTTGAACATCTAACACCCATTGGGTATAATACAATTGGTAAACACTCATTTCCAAGCAGATAATAAGTACCGCATTGATTAGTACCCTGTACAGATGGAAATAACTCGGTGGGGTCTGGGTCAGGTGGGTCACAACCTTGCAATACACTAGTTACGGTAGTTGCGGTGCAGGCAGAACAATCTATAAACCAATTAGACTGAAATAAATTAACGCTGGCATCATATATAACTGAGGATGGGGGTATAGCCGTTCCGTATACCTCGCAGCAACCGGTGAAATGACGCATAACCAAATAGTAAGATTCACCAGGTACTGGAATTTTGTTTTGTACTGACTGTGAAACAGGTTGTACTCCTGAACCTGTAGTGGTTGTCCTCGTAATCGGAAAATTCTGTACTCCAAAAAATGAACTAGGTAATCCTGAATCATCCGCGCATATTTTAAAAAATATGGGTGGATTTGCACCATAGGAAGTACTAAACCAATCTGTAAACCTAACACAGGTAGTTGGGTTTACGTCTTGCCATTCTGACACGGTACCTACAGGATAGGTTGAATTTATAGGTAATATACTTATTATGGTACTTGTTGATTTGTCCTTACATTCCCAAACAAAATCAATATCATTCCATGTGATAAGACATGTTATGGAACCTCCACCTGTTTGTAATGTGAATTCAAAAGCATTTCGACCTCCAATTATACCCGCATCAGAAGCATTTACAATCCCACATTGGGAATAAACCACTAAAAGAGTATTTGTTGATGGGGGTGTCGGTGCTCCTCCTCCTGTTGGGGTTGGCGTTACAGGTGGGGTAATTGTTGGTGTAACAGGCGGGGTAAATGTTGGTGTAATTGTAACTGTCGGTGTGGGTGTGAGTCCCGGTCCTAAGCAACCTGGTGAGCTTAGTAATGAATACCTAAAACCTCCAGGTTGGAATAGTGCGTGGGCCCTAGTTGCTTGTCCATTTGAAAACATTACTATACAGTCATCCCAAGAATAATCCATGAAATTCATGAACATGTCTCCATTGGGACCGTTACCACATGAAATTGTAGGGAATGAAGGACATCCTCCGTTTGGTCCTGCCTGATTTGGAGTGTCACTTACCTCATCGGTACCACTACATCCTCCACCGTCGTCACCCCAAATATGGTAAAGATTCAACCAGTGACCAACTTCGTGAGTACCTGTTCTTCCTAATCCGTATGTAGTCCCATTAGGGCCAGGACTATTAATACTACCAACCGTAGCATAATCACAAACAACTCCATCAGTATCCGCAGGACCACCGGGAAATTGGGCATACCCTAAAGTACCACCACCTAAATCGCAAACCCAAATATTTAAATACTTGTTTCTATCCCAACCATCTAAACCACCTGTTGAGTAAAATTTCATAAGGTTGTTAGTTCCAAATGAACTAACGGTTGTCTGTCTTCTATTTATACCAGTTGTGGGATTTCCGTTTGGGTCTTGAGTCGCCAGACAAAACTCAATATTCATATTTCCTACTGGAGTAAAAACTGAAGGTGTGTCCCCAACATCAGGATTAGTCGCAGTGAAATCTAAATTTAATTGTTGTATTTGAGCATATATCTGAGCATCACTTATATTCTCAGCCGTTGTATTATAAATTATATGAAAAACAACAGGTATTACTATTGTGGGAACACTTGTAGGGTCATAAGTTGGGTTATTGGTTATAAAATCTTGTGTGAATATTTCAATGGCCGCTCTATTATCGATATAATTCGGGTCCAATGAGGTTAAAACGACCTGATTTTGCTCAATACCGCAACGATGAAATGTTGTACCCGAATTTTCCATTAATAATTAATTATCTTTGTTTAAATAAGTATTTCGAAATCATATTTTATGGTATTAATTCCTCCGTCAAACACTCATAATACTGATTTCCTGTCAATATATTTGTAGGAGATGGTGGTGACGGCATAACATATTCAAATGTTACTGTATAAGGACTAGATGTCTCAACAGAATAAACTCTTAAATCATCTTGGTTCATAACATATAGAACAGTTGCTATTTGGAATACACTATAAGACGAGCCGGGAGGTAATAAAGCCTGTGCTTCTAAGTTTCCTCCACTATCGTATTGATTTAAGAAATTATTGTTGTCAACATCTAGTGTTGTTATAAAAATTTTACCGTTGTCAGTATAACTGATAGAATTTTTGATTTCAGTCATAGGAACAACAGATAAACTGAATCGTGACGAAACTGTCCCTGTTGATAAGTCAACTTGCATCAAATCATACATTCCGCTAACATTACATAATAATGTATTTGAATCGAAGTATGAAAGTCCATAACTTAAAGTTTGTGAAAGAGTAATTTCTCTATTATAAGTTAAATCTATAGGACATAAGTCAACTATATCGTATTCAAAAATACTATTGCCTCCACCATCCAAAACCCAAAGTTTAGTATTACTTCTTGTTATCCCTAAGGAAGTTGTATATTGAGTTGTTGTTGGTAGAATTTCATACAAATTAGTACTTGGATTGAAGTCATACACATTGTTATCGGATGCAAAAAGAACGTCACATACTTTAACACAAGCAACATTACATGTTTCGCAAGAAATATCATATAGAATTTTTACCGCAACATTAACAACTAAATCCGCTAAATTATTTTGATTCATACCACAACCAGCAATTATGGTTATGGTTCCGTTAGGATAATTAAAAACTATCTCTCCAATACCAGGAATTTGTAAAAGTAAATCTCTTATAGTTTCAAAAAATAGGTTATCACTTGGGTAATCACTTAGAGTGTATCCTGTATAAAATATTTCAGATAAAATCGCACCTCCTACGGTAACTTCCGCAGTCCATGTTGTTTGATTCAAAACACAATTAATATCGCCAGCAGTTAAATCAAAGTAACCCTCAGACAACATTTCTTTTAATCCTTTTTTGACCACAACCCCATTATCCTGAATATCACTATTACAAACATTATAGGTTTGTTGTGAACTAAATACTAATGGTCCAACTAATGTAATGTCTTTTGTGAGAGTACATCCGTTATTGTCAGTAATAGTCAATGTGTAAGTTCCCGGTGATAAATTATAGACCGCTAATCCTGTTTGACTATTAACATTTGAGCTCCAAGTCAATGTAAATGGTGGTTCTCCTTGTGTTATAAAGGCCGTTACACTGCCGTTTACACCGTTAGTTGGGTTTACTCCTTGTAAACTAAAATCTATCTGTTGTGGGGCATCAACAACGAATACCTCAATTATTTGACATCCGGTATCGTCGGTAACTGTTACAGAATATGTACCAGCGTCTAAACCATTAAACGTATAATTAGTATTAGATGTAGTTACAGGTGGTAATCCGTTTACCTGATAAGTGTAAGTAGAACTAGTTCCAAAAACTTCAACATAAACGGAGCCGTTTGGTCCTAAACAATCAGTGTCGATGACAGTTAATTGTATGGAAAAATTATCAACAGAATTAATAGTTACTGCCTCGTAGTAAGTGCATGGTCCATTATCACTTATATTCAAATCATAAACACCTGATTGTAAATTGGAGAATATTGTGGTTTGGGTATTACTAACGATAGTTTGGCTGAATCCATTGGAGTTAGAAAGAACTAAAATATAATCAGGAGTTCCTCCTATTATATTCACAGTAATAGTCCCTTGTCCATTATCACATACACTATCCGTAGTTACGACTGATTGTATTGAAAATCCTCCGGCGGTTAATAATGAGGTTTGTACAACCGTAGTGCAAAGTCCCGCATCTGTTACAGTTATTGTATATGGTCCTGATGGTAAACCTATGAATGTGTACGAATTTGAAAAACTGATATCCTCAAACCCATTGGATAATTGGTATCTGAATGGAGCGGTTCCTCCGCTCAAATATAAAGTAAACGACCCATCAGCCGCATAACAAGAGGGAGGATTTAGTGTTAAAGCCACTTGTCCTAACGCCGGTACCAAATTAACATCGACTGATTTATTTACACTACATCCGTTAGAATCTGTTATGGTTACATTATAAGAACCAAAAGTGAGACCGGATATAGATGATGTAGTTTCACCATTTGACCAAAGATACGTATATGGAGCATTTCCAGTTAAACCTGTTACAAATAATTTACCAGAATTAGCAAAACAAGCCGAGTCATTTACAATGTAAAAATCAAAATCAAATGTTGTTGACGATAAAACTATACATGTTTCAGACCTTCCAGTACACCCCCCACCATCATCGGCAATCACATACCATATTCCACTGGGTACTGAAGTTATAAAAAAATTATTTAAAGATGTTCCTGAGGTATAAAAACCATTAGTTGTTTCATATACATAATAAGTTGATTCCCCGTATGAATTTTGCGTTTGAGCGGTCAAACTACCAACATTTACACCACAAAATGTATCAGTATGGTCGGATATGGAAACACAAGCACCACTTGATATAAAAAAACTAACCAACACAGGGTCAGGATTTGATATACAACTATCATATAATTGAAAGGTATAGGTACCCGCACTTAAATTATACTCCGTGTATGTTGTGACACCAGGTCCTAAAAAGACTAAGTCAGTTCTAGGATAAACCCATTGTACTGAATAGTCAGGTGATGTACCAAAAATTTCTAAATTAAATATACCTGATTCTGTTATTGAACAATCACCTGTTAACGTTAATAAGGTTTGCAGATTACACGCCATTAGTTACACAAAATATTAAAGTTTATACCAACATCTATTTTTATATTAACACCCACATTATCAGTTGAACATGTCATATCATATACAATCACATCATCGTTAGTACCAAAATAATAACCATAACCGTAGTAATCTAAATTACCTAAAGCAATTTTCAAAGCAAAATCCCATTCTGAGGTTGACGGGGAACTTAATGGTCCTGTATAACCGACCCCATTATAAGCCGGGTAAGAAATAACCAATACATTATCTATCAAAATATTAACGAACCATTCTGAAGTTAAAGTATTTAATTCACATTGATTTAAAGAATATCCAATAGAGTTTAGATAAGTGTTAAGAACTATACCTAAAATACTATCAAAATCAGGTACTTGCGGATTATTACTAAAAGGATATCTCTGGCATGTCACTGAAGTTACCGCACAACCAACATCATATATATCGGTAGTGACAATACAAGGTCTACAAGGTATTGGAACCAATTGACATCCAGCCTGTCTTCTCCAAACAAACTTTTGTCTGTGGAATATAGAGTTTTCATATCTGACACCAGTGTTCCAAATAGTTGTTGCCGGTACCATTTGCTCAACAAGTCTTATCCAATAATCACCCAAACCATTAACATATTCAATCATGTTTTGGTATTTGAAGTTATTGTTCTCTATTCCCGCATTTTTTTGGGACTCAATGTATTTCCAAAAAATAGATTGTAAGGTTGGGTAAGCACTTGTTTTACCATCAGTTTGGTACTGTCTATTTCTTACATTAATCATGTTCTTCCAAAAAGTTTGGGCGAACTCAAAAAATGTCTTTCTCTTAGGTTGTGGATTTATTTGGGTCCAATCCACTCCTCCCCTGTAAGGATATTCAATACTAGGATTAGGATTACATCTAGTTGGTCTCGGGTAAAATAAACCTTGATTTGGTATAGGGTAGTTATATTGTGTTGACATATACCAAACATCATATGCTATTCCTTGTGCCGGATTCAAAAATAAATCTACATTTTTAGCATTTAAAACCAATCTATCATCCTGTGTAACATATCTAGCATTAAATGACGAATCTTTATTTAATCTTAAACCTATTTCATTATCAACCCAACTTTTGTTGTTGTCGACCATAGGACTTAAATTAAATCCTAAATTCATGTAAGGGAAATTTCTGAATCTATTCAAATATATTTGTCCATAAGTAAACGGTGTCAAATTAGTTTGGTAATTAGGATTTGACCCTGTAAAAACACTATTTGTGAAATCAACAATTTCAGGTGACCTGTGAGATGGTGTTGATTCAAACCATCCAGCCCCCATTTGGAAATAATAATCCTCAGTACTTTCGGGGGTTAATGGGAATCCTTCGTCGTCAATTGGGTAGTTTTCTCTTACTAAATCAACGTCTTGTATTGATAATCCAGTTGTGAATCCTGTATAAGTTACACCAAATATAGAGAATACATTAGAAGGGTCTAGTTGTGGGGACTCGGTTACGTAAGTACCTCCAGATATCTGAGCGTAATAAGTGTCAAATTGTGATATGTTTATTTTTTGGTCAACTAAATAAATAAATTCGTTAAATTCAACCAAAGCGTCAGGAGCCCCTATTAACCTCATCAAAATTTCGATAGATTTTCTAGTTCCTTTTGATTTAAACAAATATGCGGAATTCAAAATTAAATTTCGATAATACTGATAATTCAATTCGTCAGGTGTTTTTTCAACACCAACTCCTGAAAAGGCGGACGAATCGACATTTTTTTCACCAAAAACTGAACTTAAAAAATCCTCATTACTAATTGGTGATATGTTTGTTGACCATCCTAATGTTTGAGCTAAATTTTTTAATAATTTAGATGGTATATCATCACCTACATTATAATTTACAGAATTCATAAACGCCAATGCGTTGATGAATTTATTTATTTCATCAAAACTTCTACCATAAATCTGTAGAACTTTTTCCATTTTTTGACCTATAGTGTCAAAGTCTTTATATGAGCCGGTTGTTAAAAATCTGGAAATTAAATTAGTTTTAAAAGTGTCGAAATATTCACTTATCTGATTTAATTTAATTAGATACTGCTCAAAACCATTAGACATGATATCTATGTTCCAAACACCATTCATCGGCCAAGTAACACTTTCAGTTGCCACGTAAAAAGAGCCATCATCCGCCTCTTTAGGTACTCTAAAATTAGATGTATATATTGGAGTATTTTTTCTATTTAATAGAAAATTTTCAACCTCATCTAAATCATTACTAAATACTTTATTGACCTCCATGTCATTTGGTCTGATAATCAAAGTACTATACGTTGTTGTCAATCCTGAGAAAGGATTACCATTAACAACAACCGTTAAAGTTCCTTTATTCAATGAACCTGTTGGTATAATTCGTTTAACAGAATACCCACTACCACTGTAATACAAGGAGTATTTGGAATATTCCAAGGACATGTTTCTTAATTGAGAAACCTCTATCTCTCTCAATTCTAAATTTCTTGTTGACGCTGTTGTAAAATCAATTTCGAACGGATTTCTTATTCTACTTACAGTAAGTTCAAAGGTTGTTAAATCTTGTACAACATCATAAATTATATTCTGAGCTGTAGGACCATCCTTATAATTTAACCCTATTCTATTTATTTCTAACCCCGCTGGAAAATAATTTATAATTTTAGTAATTGATGATGAAATTCTTTTCACCATAGAACCAAACTGAACAAAATTTGTAACTTGCGTTAAATCAAAATTAGGATAAACTTCAAAGTTATTTTCGAATATTATTTTTGATTGTTCAATCGAAACTAAACCTAAATTTTCTAAATTAATTGGGTCTGAAAAAACACCAATGAAAAAAGTTCTGTCTGATTTTTCAGTAATGGCGTTTGTAAAATTAAAATTTCCTTGCGTGAGTCCTCCTCCTTGGACTAATTGAAATCCAACTAGATTATCAGAGAAAGTTCCTATCCCTGATGCCGGAGTGGGTGGGCAAATAAATTTTTTTTGTGTAGCCATTAAGATGTTATATTCGTAAAGTTTTTACTGAAATCAATGTTATCACCTCTATCCTGTCTAACTTCAAAAAGAAGTTCGTTGAATTGGTCTCTTATTTCATATAAGTTATACTGTTTGTAAATATTGTTTTGACTATCGTACATTGTATAAATTCCGTCATCAATAGCCTTGGTTTGATTACCAAACAATGCAATTGCCATGGTTGAGAAGTCATGTTCAGCAATTTCAATATCTAAGGTGATTGGGTTGAAGAATGTGTTTGTAATTATAATATTTTGGTTTGGTTGTCCTATATACGGAACAGCATTAGGTTTATTCGAGGGTGCCGATGATGGTGATAATGTACAAAAAACTAAATTAGTATTATTATCCGTGTACCTATATCTAATTGCTTTAGCCGATGTATTTGTTAGATTTTGTACAACTGGTTCACAAAAAAATGATGATGTTATAATTCTGAAAAAATTAGTTATTTTACTACCGTCAGAATTTAAATATTCAACTCTAAAACCAACAAGTCCCTGAGTTACAAATTTGTTTCTATATTCAGAAGGAACCGCATTTAAATCAATCACTATACCTCTAACATTTGGTAGTGAGGATAAAACACCACAATCTAAAATAGTTGTTCTTATTTGAGCTGGTCTTATGTACAAAGTATAGATACCTATCCTATTAAAAGTATCTACGGGTAATTTAAGATTATATAAACCTCCTAATATTTCAATATCCGCATTACCTCCAGTACTGGCGTTATTAAAATAGGGTCTTAATAAAGAAGGGGCGTCTAATTTAGTTAACAAAAAATTAGAGGTATCATCTCTAGAAGGTGTGTAGTTTAGAATAATTTCAACGTCTTCTGGAGAAACGTCTGCGGGTCTTATTGTTCCATATGTACCTGTTGCCATTCTTTAAATAATTTGAGTTTATTATAAATACCTTTGGTTATATTTTATGCGGAAATTGTATTGAAAAATCCATATCCATAGTTTTCTAAATCACCAACATTGTTTACTTCTCCAAGTCTTTGTATTCGTTCTAATGCGGAGTTTTTACCTCTTTCTATAAAAACATTAGAATATACCTCAGTATCAAAAACAACGTTCATAAGGACTTCGTTTTTAGTTATTGCCGTACATACTAAATCAGTACAACCTGATGAGGAAATAACAAATATTGTGGTTCCGTCTTTGTAATCGTAATAGTCAATATCATTAACTGTATAAGCCGTATATGGTAAAGACGGATTTGGTGTGTATACAATACCAATTGACCCTGATGAGCCAGTAACAACTACATTTGGTTTAAATTTACCATCACCAATTCTAGTTGGGTCTCCCTTTCTACCCCATTGAATTAGGTCATTTAGTGATGATTTAGTATATCCTGTTATTGTAAATGGTATTGGTGTAAATTGGCAACATGGGACGGTTGTCTCACAAATCGCATCTCCTGAAAATATAAAATCATATTGTAACGGAGTATTAGACCAACTTCCTCCCTGTGGGGTAAAAAACGCAGTCCCGTTTGGATTTGTTGCAACCACATTAGTATAGGGAACCGTAACATCTTTAACAACAACATTGTACCCCCAAGGACTTAATCCCGACATTGTTATTGTATAGTTACCAGGTGATGAATAAGTGTGCTGATAATAATTGGGTGAAAATGAAGTTATTGTTTGTATTGCCGACCCATCACCCCAATCTACGTAATAATTTGAAAAACCTAAATATTTTTTAAATTCAATGTCCGAGGTATTAAAGAAATAAATGTTAAACGGTGTTGATGTATCTCCTGTGAATATAAAATTCATCATAGTATCCTTTTGAGTTACCGCTCCATCGAATACTGAATAAAAACCAATGTCAACCGCATTTTGTGTTAAAAAAACAGGCACTGACAAATCAGTTAATAGCGAATACCCGTTTGTTCCTCCTGATAAAATTTGAGTCATAGAGGAATAGACATAGGTATTGGCGGTGGTATTTACTGTTCGAGGGTCAGGGGGTAGTATACAACAAGGGTCAGTTTCACCATAAACCAAATAACTATTATCAACAAAAGGTATGGGGAATAAATCATTCCTAACATTTTCAGGTGATATTTTTATGTAATATGTTCTATCTTGCATTATTGTGGAGGATTAACATATTCATACCAATTTATGGGTGTACCAATACCTTCTCTCGAACCAGTCAAAATATCAAATATCTCATAAGTGTAATTTGTATAATCTAATTCAACTCTTTTGTAAAAATATGTCTCAGGTGCAAATAGATATTTATCAGGTAAATTAGACTGTGGAACTGTCATCATTTTTATAAACTGCCCATTTTTTGCATCAAAAAATTTAGCCGTCATAAAGAATGTTGATATGTTTAAAACTCGTCTGTCTCTTAGCCAGTACATAAAAAAACCTTCTTTCTTACCAATATAATCCAAAGGATATTCAGGAATTGTTATATCAACATTTGATACTACTGGAGATATTGTTACGTTCTCAGCTCTTGGTCCGTCACTGGATAATATTATTGTAAAATAGTTTTTTTGAGTGGTTGTATTTGTGGTATCATAAAAATCCAACTTGAAAAATGAATTTTTAAATTGTTTAGTTTGGTAGTATACTTCATACCCATCTAAGGTTGTGGCGGTGAAACTACATACCCAATCAGTAGGAACTGAGGTAGGTATATCAACTTCGAGTAATGTAAAAAAGTTAAACCTATAAATAATTTCTGTTAAATTAACCAATGGAGGAATATCATAATAATCATGACCAAATCTCATAATTTCATAATCTTTAGGACTTCCAATTATCTCCTCTACAACCTCATCTTCGTAAATTTCTATACTATCATTCCTACCATGAAAATCCCATTTAATCTCGATAGGAATATCAATAGCTTGGTCAGTTTTAGGTAATATGAATCTATAGTTATTATTCACAAGGGTCTATTAGTGGGTCCCCCACATCATTAAATAGTTTATAGTTAGTTCCTTCAGGTATTAATTTAAATATTATATTTTTAAATGGGTGGTGTTTGTTGTTCAAAAATGGTTGGTCAACACCAATACCATTTGAATCAATGTATCCATATGGATATAAATCTTTCCATATGAAAGTATTTCTATTTTCCGAAAATGTTGCGTAGTCAGGGACATCAACAACATTTCTTGGGTCTCCCTCTTCTATATAATCAGAAAAAGCCCTAATTGGTATAGAATACAATGGTTGATAAAAATATCCCGGATTAAACTGAAACCCATCGGTATCTTGCAAGACACATAAAAAGTTATTACTATTAAAATTAATTTTATGATATCTGTGAGAAATTACTCTTTCAGTTTGTTCATAATCATTCCATTCGCATAAATCTCCGTCTATCGTATCCCCACTTACAAATGAATTAGTGTATATAAAATCATATGGAGCCCCACCTCCTGGACTATTAACATACGGATAAGGGTTTAAATTATTATATGTAGTTGTATTAAAATATGTATTTGAATTAGGTGATGACCACCATGATGTCGGTGTTTTGAAAACCGGCATAAGTGGTAAATTAAAATCAAACCCCCACTTTAAATCTTGGGTCCATCCCATATATCCTTTCCAAACAACCGTAATAAATAATTCAGATACCGGTCTTTTTTGATTATCTAATAGTTTATTCAAATCAAAATCTTTATTGAAACTCAATGTATAACTATCTGAACCTTCTTTTAAAGAAATTCTACCTACATTGTTCGGGGTTTTGGCTGCGTATTCATATTTTTTTTCGTTTTTGAATAGATTTGTTTCAAACCCTGAATTCACCAAAACAACATCCTCAGTGTTATTAAGTATTATATGTTTTCTTATATAATATTTTGATTTGGACTCTACAGGTGCGTTTTGTAATATAACTCTTTTAGCGGTACCTTGTACTCCAGGATTAAATGTTGTACCTAAAAATCCTACGTTAAGAATACTAAACACATATAAATCACTTTCATATGTCCCATCGCCTAAAGAATATACTTGGAATAAATTATTACCCAAGTAACTAAAACTTAGCTCCACGAATTCACCTACATTAAATCCGTGTTTGACCGGACATACAAAAGTAACGAGTCTACGTCCACTTAAAGTGGTATCTCTAATGTAAAATGGTATTCCATCAGCCACGTCCCAATTTAAATCATAAATTGTACTACCATCATAAAGAACCGCATTCAATGATTCGTTTACTATATTTTCATAAGGGTAACTAACATAAAAACTCCAATTATACGATGTTGCACTTTTAGCTTGTAAAATTTGATGGTATTCTGGAGGAGTACTCGAATCAGGAGCTGTGTAACCCAAAAAATTGTAATCCGTTCTAATAAAACTAAATTCATCATACCCAGGAAATCCTGCCCATAGAGTTGGTGATGTTCCTCCCGTACATTGTATTTGAGCATCAGTTGCTCCGTTTACATAATACAAACTATTTATGAATGGTTCATAGGTACTAACACCAGTATATGAATTTCTGAATACGAAACTAAATTTGGTTGCCGGTCTGAATGTTGTGGATTTTTGTCTTTCTCTATCAAAAATAATTTGTAAATCAATATCAACACTCCTATCATATTCAGTCAATTCTTTAACAGTTTGTACGAAAGGAACTTTGATTGAAAAATCAACGTCTACAGCACTCTTATATCTGAGAGAACCTAATAAAAGTCTTATTTCTTGTTGATTACCCATTAAAATTCATAAACATCAGTTTTTATCCACTTAACCAAAAATCTGTCGTAAGCGGTTTTACCTAAACTTAATCCAAAATAAAAATAATACGGTCCAGATGACGTGAAAATTCTGTTAGAATTAGTACTTGGTAAAGGTGGTTGGGGGTCAATATCACCTGCCGAATTTACGTTGAATATATAAGCTTTATTATAAGTATAAATTGAGTCGTTTTGTGAATGGAAAAAGTCTGAACCTAATCTATCAAATCCTTGGTAATCCGAATCGAAAAATGTATTTGGGTCAGTATACCAATCATTATTTTGGTCACCGAAAATACTATCCCCACTACTATCCCTATTCGCCTTAATCAACCATTGAAAGATTGGAACTCTTTGGGAAAAAATGGGTATGTCGTTATACACACATGTATTAGTCAAGGGTCCTGTTGGTGAAACCACTAATCTATGAGGTGACAACCAATCTCTAAGTTGTATTTCTTCCTTATAAAATATACCAAACACATTATAACTAGCACTAGATGGATTTAAATAAACAGAACTAGATGGTACAATTGGGATAGAATTTGGTTCTGCTCCATAATATTCGTCAGGGTCGAATTCTTTTATACCTATTTGTGAGTTTATAGCAACCATTTGAGCGTAGTCACCGTCAACTTTTTTGAACCCTCTGTCATTAAATAATCTTAAAATAAGGTCTGACGCCACACTTGCGGCTCCTCCACCAACAATTCCAGCCAATTCTCCTAATATAATACCTGCTATACTTCTACTAAGTAATCTACCTAAGAAAAATTGATTTATTAATTCTGAGACATCTTTAAACGAAGTATGATATAAACGATTCATTATATAACCCTCGTATTTTGGGTCCAATACTAATTCACTAGTGTAATTAGTTCTAGGCCCCATATCCAAAATAGTGGTTGGGTTTTGTAGCAATTTAACATTTGCACCAGTTGAATCCTCAAACTCAATGTCGAATGGTCCGACCCCAAATGCGTTTATTTTACCGATAAAATTTGTCCCGTCATATGGTGATGACCTGTAGTACAAAACGTTTGTTTCATAATCAGGAAACACTAGTTGATTACAGGCGCAAATATATGGAGCATTTTCAGGTGGTGGTGTAAATCTTGTTTGATTCCTAATAGGATACATAAATAGTGTTCCATTAATCCACTGATTTGTAAAAATGTGTCCAAAAACATTTCTACATGCTGCAAAATTCATTTTAATTCTGGCCGACCATTCGAATACCAAATAAAAATCTAAAGGTATCGTTATCATTGGTGCTGTCACTAATTTATAACAACCATTTTTAACTATTAAATCTCTTTGTGGTGGGTTAATACTTATATTACCTATGTTTACAACATTTCTATAACAGTCGTTATTTAGGTCATCTTCTAAAACTATCATACCATTAAGGTCTGTACTATAACATCTAAGTGGTGCTAAACCTGCACAATCCAAGGATTCTGCAACATTACCTGGTAAAGCCGGATTTGCCGCTAGTTCTGCCGCGTTATCTTCAGCCGCTCCGGCGTCTCCGGTTGGTGGTGGTGCTGATGAAGTACTAATTAATCCGTTATCATTAACTCTATTAACTAATAATAAATTATTGGCCATTAATGGGTATGTTATGGTAATATAATGGTTAGGGGGTGTCGATGTCCCATTCGCATATAATCTGTTACTAGAGGTAAACAATCTATCCGACCTCATAACTATCCTTTCTGAGTTATCGAAAATCATACCTAATTCATAATGCACACAATAATATGCCGAAAACGGACTAGACGTTTCAAATCCTATACTCCAGTCATAAACCGGTGGGATACCAAAATCAAAATTGCCTGCTAGCGGATTAAAACTATATCTTGCAGCCAAATTGTCCTGTGATGACCCAACGTACATGTAAGAACCACCCTCCACAATTTCATTAAGAAAATAACCTCTACACGCTCTTCCATTTGTCGTTGTATTATAGTTATTATTAATTGACGAATAGTTTGCCGGTGAAACTGGAGGGTCTGATAAGTACGATGGAAATCCGGTTGGGGTCCCGTAAGGTTGGTAAAAATCACTCCCTGAGGGTGGTGATATATTATTCCAAAAATCTCTGGTTAATCTATTAGATGAGCCTATTCTTAGAGTTGAGTCAGGCCCTGAAGTATCAGTTGCTGGAGGCCATCCAGGCGTATTTAAATTATCCCATCCATCGAACTTAGAATAGATTGTGGTAGCCGTAGAGGTAAATGGTGTAAACATTGAGGGCTCAAAAGATAATTCATATGATGGGTGAAATAAATGATAAGGAGTATACGGGTCAGTAGTTCCGTTAGAACCATAATGTCTAATACATCTCCAACTCCCTTGCACCGGTATATTCAACTTAAAGTCCCCCTGAACTATAAAATCAGGGTCTGATGACCACGTAGACCAAAAATCCGTACTTGCACCATATAATCTACTTATATCAAATTGACATTTTTGTCTGGTAGAATTAGGGTCAACTCCTCTTACTAAGAAAATTAATTTTTGGTCGTTAAAGTTTTTAAAACAACTAAACCCTAAATTTCCACCAGCACCATATGTGTTAAATGCATAAACTCGGTCTGGAGGATAGTCAAAAGGAGGTGTTGGTGGTACCGTAAAGTTATTTGTAGAAGTATTAAACAAATATATGTTAGCATCCATATTGCTATTCATAATTCTATTATATAGTGTTCCAGGGAAATACCCATCTCCAGTCGCAAGGATTGAAGCCGCTTTTGTCATGAAATCACCAACAGTTGTATTATGGATAACTTGGAAATACTCAGTATCCATTTGGAATCTTGCATAGTTGTTATTCGTCCTTGCTGTCAAATTATAAAAGGTTGACTCATTGCCAGTTCCATCAGGATTGGCCCATAATACTTCAGCGTTATCAATCTGATAATATAGTATTTCATCATCAGTTGGTGTATTAGGGTCATTATATTCATATACAGGATTTCCTCTTGTTGTACCAGTGATTGCTCGATTGTTAAATTGGTTATCGGATGTAAGCCCAGTTAAATTAGGGTCTTGTGATTGTAATGGGTCTGAAAAAGATACCATTTGTCCTGGTGTCCAACTAACAGATGATTTTGTCATCAAAACTATTACATTATCCATGTGCCATTTATCGAGACCATTTCCAGGTAAATCATAAGCAAACGACACTTTAATTCTATTAAAACCTCCACCAGGGTTAGATGCCGTATTATCAAAATACTTAGCCTTCACATTAAACGCGTTAAATCTTTCCCAAAATGGTAAACTTGACGAATAAATAAACTCAAACCCTGGTTCGCCGTCTTGTTCATACGAGACAGGGTATGGTGCTCTAGAAGTTTCAGTATTATTATATGGTCTTCCCGCAACAATCAACCCGTACGCCGCCTCAGGAGCTCCCAGCGGACAAACTCTCCAACTAGAGGGTTGGAAAAAGGCCGATATAAATGTTGAGGCTCCTATTGAATTTGCGGTAGCTAATAAATCAGCTCCGGCCGCAGATGTTGAGCCGACATTAGTTGTATTACCACCATCTTGTGGAGGTGTATCACAATCACACATTTCACAATTAGGATATGTTAACATAGGAAGGTCTAGTGAACTATTTCTACATTTATCTTCCAAGTCGTCAGCCATATCTTGAAATTTATCACATACTCGACTAAGAGTATTACATAACCCACTTAAAAAACCAAATGGAGTTATATTTAAAAATGAAGTTCCAGCAATTGCACAAATACCATCCGCAATCGCACATATAAAACCTGCAATACCTTCAATCACCACCCAAAGAATACACACGATTAATCCAACTATATGTTTCAAAAGTATGATAGCCATTAATATTGGTGTGAATATACCTACAACGAATTTGAATAGTGTGTAGATTATATCACTCTGAAACATTCCATCATTAGCTGGAAACTTATTGTGAGTTCCCTCACAATCTTCATTTAAAATATCCTTAATTGCAATTATTTTATATCTATTAAGTCCTCCTCTATGTTCAGAAATCATTTGTGAAACCGTATAGACTTTACTATGAATCATCTCATAAAATCTATCCTCGCAATTAACCGCCTCATCAATCATGAGCTCTCCGGTTGAGGTCACATCTCCAAAAATATCCGTTTCTCCGTAATCTATCCAGTCTAAACTGAATGCATATGATGCCTTTACTTGTCTATATTCTGGCGTATTTAGTAATGTAGTTGTGGGTTGGGGGCAACCTCCAAAAGCTTCACTCAGAAAATTAGATTGTTGTATTGATGGGTCAAAGTCATAAGTATACCAACCCCATTCTTTAATATTTGGGACTAAAAATGCACCTCTTACAACCTCATTGGCTAATGATGGAGCTTGTTCCCACTTAACTTTGAACCTATATTTTCCTTTGGTTGGTATACCTACATTAGGGTCATTAGAAATTTGTCTATTACCAAATTCATCAGTGTACACATAATCTAGGTTCATAGGAACGTCAATTAACCAAGTACCGTTTTCGTCAATACATTTACCTCCGTTTTCCAATTCATATGTTTCTAAAACAGGTCGTCCATCGGCATCCAAATTAATTGTTTGTCTAATGGCTAAAATCTCTCCAGGTCCTGTAATTAAATTGCACAAATTACCTATTTTTTTTCTAACTTTGCAATTACGTTTTACCGCCTCTTTATCTACATTAGAAAATATTGAACCCATAAAAATTGCCGCAGGTTCTATCTTCACCCCAAACTCCTGTGATAAATCAAAATCCAATCGTGTGATACCCAAATAACATATCTCAGGTTGTCCCCATAAAGGAACCACTTCGATAGTTCTGTTTGATTGTTTTAATTGTGGTAATTCTCCTAAATTTGTTGATGACCTAAACTCAGTACCGGATACTTGTTGTTCGTTGGCCAAATTAAGTCTTACCATATCTTGTGGCGATAAAGAAAACTCGCCAATATCTGATAAATCAACATCCAAATGTACTATTTGTGTACCAACGGGTACTCCAAATATCATATAATCACCACTATCATTTGTTTTTGTTGTTAGTTTATAGTATTTTTCGTATACTTCAGATACCTCAGGTATTACTAAAACATCTTCTCTAGATGGGAAAGTTCCTGTGGGCGTATGACCACCGTGGGATTTTTCATACGGTAATAAATTATACCTGTAACCTTCATCATTCAGGTCATTTAAAGTTTTATAAGGGTAGATATCACTTATAGTGGGATTGTTTTCATCGATATCACTTAATGGTATGAAAATTGAAACTTTTGCATTTGGTATACCGAGTCCATTATTTGCCGAAACTCTTCCGACAACAACCCCATAGTCAGAGCACTGTCTAGTGTAAATTTGACTTTGTAATATTTTCAAAGAAAGAATCTCTAAAGATTCAAAATCTTGTTCTAATGCAACATTTAGTGCTTTATCAACACCAATCTTTGTTCTTAATCTATATGAATTACCCATTAACCACTTTTTTCATAAATAGTTTATTCGCCACTTTACTAAATGATAGTTTATTAGTTAGCAAAATAAATTATCAGGAAAAATTGACTGTAGAAAGATTTTTAACTCTTATATTAATATCCTTACTTGGGAATCTAATTTGGTATATTTGGCTAGGTTCCGCGAAGATTGTATCGTCAACTAATTCTATTCTTCTTGTTACACTATCCGCATATCTTTGTGATGTCTGAGAAGATGAGTAAGAACCTCCAACTTTATTAAAAACCACAATATCAGATAAGGATATAACTCCATTTTCACTTTGAATTAACCTTCTAAGTTCTGAGATATACACATTTTGCCCCATCTGTCTATTTGAGGGGTCAAAATAATCAGAAACTAAATTTATTATGGATGAAATTACCGCACCTTGGTTTTGACTATTATCTAATACAACATCTATAGTTAATGATAAGTCACAAACGTTTGCAGTTTCTACAGAAATGTAATCATTTATCATTCTGTAATTGGATAAATAATTAGCCACATTATTTTTTAAAGTATTAGACACTACCTCGGTCAATTTACCGTTATCGTCATAAGATAACATTTTAATTCTAATTTTATTATTATCTTCAGTAATAGCTACCTTAGCCGGGGCCCCAAATTGTGACGGCATTGTTCTTATTATTGAGTCATAGTCATTAACAGTTACCGCTCTATTTTGCGCCGCAAAATTAAAACTAACTAAGTTTCTCACCTCTTCTGTTGTAGGAGCTGCCGCACCACCAATTGCCGCGGTCACATTTGTACATCTCAAAGAATTAATAACAGTATTATTAATTGAATCTGATGGTCCGTTAACGAAAAACGACACGGTTCCTAATTGAGTTAAAACATTAATACCTAAGTTACTGTTAGTACCTCCACCAATTCTGTATTGTACAAAAATTGTGGAATTAGATTTTAAAGTACTACCTAAAGCAAAATTATTAGAATACTTATACAAATCTAATTTATAACCATTTCTAGCAAATTCTCTTAATTGTTCATCTGCGGATTGACTTCCCCCACCAAAAGTCATTTTCAAAAAACCTTCAGGTGTGTACTCTGTAATAAATTTGGTGTTTGTTGTAATATATTTACCAACTTTTATACCTGGTCTATCAGAAGTTTTTGTTGGGTCTTCAACAAAAACTCTATCTTCGGCCAAAGCTCTTACCTCGTACCATCTATTGTCAGAGCCCAAAAATTCTTGTGAAGATGGAACATTAGCATATTGAGTACCGTCTTTTAATAAAACGGATGTTACACCTAACACATTTTTTTCAGGTAAAAACAATTCATAAAAAGGTCTCACGTCGTTTGGGGTTACCACTTTTTTAAACACTTTTGTGATACCGTTAACGACCGTTTCTCTTTTAACTATAGTATAGTTTAATAACTTATTATTAGCATCAAATACCGGTATTTTTAATCTATTTGGGTATCCGTCCCCACTAACGGGAGATGCGAAATCAATATCATATACAGTTTCGAAAACTTGTCCGGCTCCATTTACTTGTGAACCTCTTCTCAATATACCGCAATATCTCAAATCTTCTTTATCACCAAATGCCGGCACTGTGATAGAAAAATCAACTAAAGCAACTGATGGTCTTTGACCAGGTATTTTTAAACCATAAGTCCTTGCTATATTATAAATCGATGACCTTTGTTGGGCAAATTGTAAAACTGTTTCTTGTATACTTCTATCGATATTAAACTGTAAGTTATCAGAAACAGCCGCGTTTAAGTCCAATAATGCTGAAAATACAGAGGCGTCATTAAAATTACCAACTAAATCAGGGTAATAAGTTTGTGTGAAGTTGATTAGTTCCGTCCTGATGGATTGAAAATCTCTGGTAGTATACGATATTTTTTTATTTGCCATACCTTTAAATATTAATTATAACAAAATCACTCGCATTAAATGCGTCGTTATTAATTCTATAGTCAATTTTTATTTTTGCCGTGTGTTCTAAAGTACCAATTCCTGGTACTCTGAAAACTCTTTCATCGTTGTCATTTATATAAGAACCTTTATCCTCATCTCCTTCTGAGGCAGGTTTAATGTCAATTTTTGTAATTGTTATACCAGGGATGTATTCTCCAACAGAATCTCTTATTTCTGATTCAATTTCTGAAAACGTAGGTCCATCCAATGGTTCGAATAAGTATTCATATAGTCTTGTACCAAAATCAGGTAAAAAATATCTTGTACCTTTTCTGGTCAATATTAAATGAACCAAATCAGTCCTTATTTCTTCATCTTTTGTTTTTGTTAAATTAAAATAAGTCCCACTGTAAGAATCTCTGAATGGAAAACTTATACCATATGTTTTACCTTGTGCCATTTATTATAAATACTAATCCGTTTGTTTTATATTATAGTAATAACAATCTCCATCTTCGGCAACCCATCTATCAGATAAAGTTTCAACTGAAGGTAAGTCAGTATCCACTTTAATTTCTTTGGGTTCGATTGGGAACTTATTAGTGACCCAATTGGAGTCTCTCCAATAAATTCTATTATTAGGTTGACACAATAAATAACCATCATCGGCTATAAGTATGTGACCACACTTGTAGTCTGATGGTTCATCAGAATATGGATTTTTGTACCAATCAACGGTCATTAAGTACGTGGCCCAAATTTTAGTACTATCACGAAGAACTACCTGACATCTTTTTTCATACAAATAATCGTAAGTTGTAATTGTAACATTCTCGGAAAAACAATCCCACAGTTGTTTAAAATGAAATGGTATGTCGTTTTTTGGTTCTTTCATGAAGATTTCAGATATTGGAACTCTTGACCTCATCATACCATAATCAGTCATGACGTGAAAAGTAAGTATTTTACCCGCAACTGACTGAACCGCAAAAGCGTAAGCTTTGTGAAACTTATTATCGTCTTCGGGATTTTTTGTAAAATGAGAAACTCTCACTAAACATTTAAACAATTCTATATTCTCATTATAAACCGCCATAACTATAAATATCTTAATAAAAAAATCCCGATTTCTCGGGATTTTATTTTATGATGAACAACCAAAACATTCAAAGTCTGAATTTGCCGGTTTTGGTGGTAAATTCATGTGACTATAATCAACCTTTGGTGGTTCAGGTGTTACATTTGGTTTTGATATCTTTGATATATCCACAGCTAAATGTTTCGCTCCCGTTGAAATCGCCTTTGTTCTAACATAGTAACAAAGTGTTTTCAAACCTTTTTCCCAACTATAGAAATGTGATGATGAAATCTTAGATAAAGATGGGTTACCCATATAAATGTTCATTGATTGTGATTGGTCAATAAACGGACCTCTGTCAGCGGCCATTTCAATCAAAGCTTTTTGTGAAATTTCCCAAATTGTTTTGTACTTTGGAATCAGGTGTTCAATTCTTTTTACTTTTTTATTGTATTGTTTGTCTTCAGGGTCTAAGTAATTATTGAAATTGATTCCTTGTATTGAGCCTTCGTTTAGAATTATCTCATTCTTTAGGTCTTCACACCAAATACCCAATTTTTCGAAATCACTAATCAAATATTTGTTAACAATCATAATCTCACCACCAACAACACGTCTGTTAAAAATAGCCGAGTGAGCAGGTTCTGTCATTTCATATGAACCTGTAATTTTTGCCGAAGAAGCCACAGGCATCTGAGCTGTAAACAATGAATTACAAACCCCATAATCTTTAACTTCCTCTTTAAGTGAGACCCAATTCCATCTACCTGATAAGTTATCTTCGTTGAGTCCCCACATATCAAATTGGAAAACTCCTTGTGACATTGGTGAGTCATTGAAATAACTATATGGTTTATATTCACCTGACTTACAGAGTGAACAACTTTCTGTTATTGCTGCGAAATAAATTGTTTCAAAAATTTCTTTGTTTAACTGACGAGCCTCGTCTGAGGTAAAGATATAATCCATCAAATAAAATACATCAGCGAGACCCTGAGTTCCAATGGCAATTGCTCTTTGTTCGAGACCACCTTTACGACCCTTTTCAGTTGAGTAATTGTTAATATCTACAACTTTGTTAAGGGCTCTAACAACTTTACGGGTTTCTTCATACAACAACTTATGGTCAAATGTTCCTTCTTTAACGAAGTTCTTTAGGACCATCGAAGACAATGTACAAATAGCCGTTGTGTTCTCATCTGTGTATTGATAAATTTCGTTACAAAGATTTGATTGTTTAATTACTCCAATGTTTTGGTGGTTTGTCTTTTTGTTCGCATTGTCTTTAGAACACAAGTATGGGACACCAGTTTCAATCTGAGACTCAATGATTTTAGACCATACTTCCTGAGCTTTAACTTTTTTACCAATACCTAAGTTTACCGCCTTGTTATAGTTCTCTTCGTACTCATCTCCAAAACATTCTTGTAGTGGTTTAACACCGGCCTTTTTAATATCGTTAGGACAGAACAAATACCAATCATCATTATTTTTTACCGCAGTCATAAAGTTATCAGGTAACCAAAGAGCGGTGAACAAATCACGAGCTCTAAGTTCTTCGGCTCCTGTATTCTTTTTAATGTCGAGTAAGTCAAAAATATCTTTGTGCCATGGTTCCAAATAAATTGCCGCAGAACCAGGACGACGGCCTTGTTGGTTGAAGAATCTGAGTGATTCATTAACAATTTTTAAGTATTTCAACAGACCGCCCGCGTATCCTCCTGAAGATGTAATACGACTTTCTTTACTTCGAATGTTTGACATTGAAAGTCCGATACCCGCAGCGTCTGATGAATATGTAGAAATATCTCTCATTGTATTCAACAGACCTTCTCTAGAGTCGGCGTCATTATAATGTAATACACAAGAAGCAAGTTGTGGGATTTTTGTACCAGCGTTAATCATGATTGGAGTTGCCGGTGAAATATGTTGACTCGATAGTGACTTGTAATATTCAACCGCCTGTTCAAATGACTTAGTTACCCAAATAGCCACACGCATGTACATATGTTGTGGTCTTTCAATTGTTTTACCAGTTGGTAGTTTTAACAAATACATCTCTTGTAATGAACGCCAAGCAAAATAGTCAAAATTATAATCATTATCATGATTAATAACTTCATCAATATTGTTTGGACCATATTCATTAATCATATTAATAAATTGTTCACTTACAACACCTTCATTATAAAGGGTGTTCATTGTATTAGAGAAACTTGGGTCGGTTTCTTTATGGTATGAAGAGATGGCCACAGACGAAGCTAGTCGTGAATAGTCGTGATGACTACCAGTGTAAGCCGCCGCTATTTCATAAATTAATTTATCCAAATCTTTGGTCGTAATCTCACCTTCAGTTGGTACAGAAGTGATTACTTTAATAAAAATCTCGTCTGAATTTACATTCAAACCTTTTGCGGACCGCTTAATACGGTTGTATATTTTCTGAGGGTTAAAAGACGCGTCTTCCCCACCTCTTTTTTTGATTTTTAAGGACATCATAGTTTATAAAGATAATCAATTAGAAGTCATCCGTAAAGGACAATGTTTCGTTCAACTTAGCTTTTTGATATTCAACCGTTCTCGACTCAAAGAAGTTACCTTTAGTCTCAACGGCAATTTGTTCCATAAA